AAGGCAGCTGATTATGCTGCTCTTGCACAAGAGCGTGGGTTTCAGCCGACACAAAAGTTGAAGGTTGAGCCCATGACTCTTAAAGCGCTAGTCCGTGAGCGTATTGAGGCGGGTAAAGAAATGCCAACGGAAATTTTCAATATATTTATTGGAAATAAAACTACTATAAAAAGGAAACAATAAACATGAACCAAGTAGCAACAAAAAAAGAAGGAGCATTATCTACAAATTTATTTGAAGCTGATGCTGATAAAGGTACTCAAAACATATCGCAAGAAGATCTTGCGTTACCTTTCTTAAAAGTTTTGGGTCAATTATCTCCAGAGGTAAATAAAACTCATGGAAAATATGTCGAGGGCGCAGAACCTGGCAAGATAATAAATACTGTTACCAATGAATTGTATAATGCAGTGGATGTACTTCCGGTATTTTACAAAAGACAATATATAGAGTGGCAGGATCGTGGACAAAGCACTGGAGCACCAGTTGCGATTCACGAAGCAAATAGTGATATCGTGAGTACAACTACTCGTGATAAATCTTTCAAAGATAGATTACCAAACGGTAACTATTTAGAAAACACTGCTAACCACTTTGTAGTACTGTTAGGTAAAAGTCCAACAACAGCTTTGATTTCTATGAAAGCTACTCAATTAAAAGTAAGTAGAAAATGGAACTCAATGATGATGGGAATTAAAATGCAGGGCAAAAACGGATTATTTACTCCGCCAACATATAGCCACATTTATAATCTAAAGACTGTTCAGATGTCTAATGACAAAGGAACATGGTTTGGATGGGATGTATCTAAAATTGGTCCTGTTACTGATAAATCTATCTATGATATAGCTAAAAACTTTGCAGCCCGTGTGGGTAAAGGCGAAGTACAGGCTAAACATGGATCGGAGGAAACTTCTAGTACACCATACTAACGAATCCTAGGTAGTGGGCGTCTAAGCGAGAGTGGAAACGCCCACTTTTAAATTTTATGTCGGTAGAAAATTTTAAAAATATATTCCAAGGATTAGAACGTGCACGAGGTGTCACATATGTAGACAAGAAGGGTGCGGACGGAGAAAAGATAAAGGGTAAATCTTTTATCTTAAGAGAAAGAGTTACAGAAGATCTTTGGTTAAAACATTTACAAGGAACTGAACCAAGCCTTGGTATTATTCCCATCAATGCTGAAAACAAATGCAGATGGGGTTGTATAGATATAGATTCCTATGCAGGGTTTGATCATAAAAAATTAATTAACAAAATTAAATTATTAAAATTACCACTTATAGTATTTAGATCTAAATCTGGCGGTGCTCATGTATTTTTATTCACAACAGTTCCGGTTGAAGCAAAATTAGTTAGAGATAAGCTTTTATCTATTAGTGCGGTATTAGGATATGGTGGATCAGAAGTATTTCCAAAACAAATAGAATTAAAATCNGAAGANGATACAGGAAATTTNTTAAACTTACCATANTTTAATGGTGATGATACAACAAGATATTCCTTTGATCANGATGGACAAGCTGCTAATCTAGAAACTTTTTATTTANTNTATAATGAACAAGTTCANACACCAGAACAATTAGAAAAATTAAAAGTNAAAAGACCAGAATCAGAATTTAGTGATGGTCCTCCATGTATAGAATCTTTAACACAAACTAAATTAGAAGATGGTAGAGATAGAGTTATTTATCAATTTATTCAATATGCAAAAAGAAAATGGCCAGAAGATTGGGCTAAAAAAATAAATCAATTTAATTATACATACTTCACTACGCCATTAGAAGATAAAGTTATTCAAGATAAAATAAAATTTCACAGTAAAAAAGATTTAGGTTTTAAATGTAATGAAGAACCAATGTGTAATCACTGTGATAAAGCATTGTGTAAAACTAGAAAGTTTGGAATTAGTGGAGAATCAGTATTTCCTGCTCTAACAGATTTACAAAAAGTAGAATTAGACCAACCCTATTACTGGGTTAATGTGGATGGTATGAGAGTTAGATTAGATAATATAGATTATTTAATGGAGCAAAGATTATTTAGAAAGACAGTAACAGAGCAAATTAATAGAAAGCCACCGAGAGTTACAGTTAAAGAATTTGAAAAGTATACAGATCTTTTATTAACAAATGTAGAATTGATACCAGCACCTGCTGGCTCATCTTTAATAGAGCAATTAAAATCTCATTTAGAAGAGTATTGTACGAATGATTCTGCAGCTACAACAAACAAAGAAGAAATATTTTTAGGAAACGTTTGGACATCGGAAGGTAAACATCATTTTATATTTAATAAATTTTATTATGGTTATTTACAAAGAAGAAAATGGCCTGAGAAACATCAAACTACACAAGATTTATTAGTACAACATTGTGAGTGTAAAGATGACAGGATTTATGTTGGTAAGAAAAGACCAAGTGTCATGATAGTAGATGAATTTGATAAACCAGAAGATGTTTATAAACCAAAACAACTAAGACCGAAGGATGTGTTTTGAAAACTATTGTATTAGGACCACCAGGAACTGGCAAGACCCATACTCTTTTAAATAAAGTAGATGATTATTTAAAAGAAACTGATCCAGATAAAGTAGGTTACTTTGCCTTTACAAAGAAAGCAGCTAACGAAGCAAAGGAAAGAGCAATTGATAAATTTAATTTTACTGAAGATGACCTCCCATACTTTAGAACTTTACACTCATTAGCATTTAGAAGACTAGGAATTAATAAAGATAATGTAATGCAACGTAGGCATTATGAAGATTTAGGTAAAAAAATAAATATACAAATAGATTATAATGATTGGGATGAAGAAGAGACTGGACTCTTTACAACTAAAAGTGATTACCTGCGTATCATCCATTTAGCTAAACTTAGAAACATAACTCTTGATCAACAATTTAATCTTAAAGAACACAATCAAAAATTAGAATACACAAAACTTAAAATCATAGCTAACGAACTAGATAGATATAAAAAAGAATATGGACTCATAGACTATAATGATATGATACTAGACTTTGTTAAGTCTGATAAATCTCCCAAGTTTGATGTTGTCTTTATAGATGAAGCACAAGACTTATCTCGTATGCAATGGGATATGGTGGATAGTTTTAATACCACTGATTCATTTATTGCAGGGGATGACGATCAGGCTATCTTTAGATGGGCTGGCGCGGATGTAGATTCCTTTATTACACAGAAAGGAAAACTATTAAACCTGACTCAATCAGTCAGGATTCCAAAAAAAATTCATGATTATGCAATAAAAATTATTGAAAGAATTTCTAATAGACTACCNAAGAACTGGCAACCCAAGGCNCATGAAGGATCTATTACTAAGCATTGGAACTTTGAAGACATTAATATGAAGAAAGGAAACTGGCTTGTCTTAAGTAGAACTAGACATCAGCTCAAACCATTAGAAGATATTTTAAAAGAAAAAGGATTATATTTTGAAAACAGATTTGGCAAATCTTTCGAGAAACAAATTCAAGATGCAGCATCTAATTGGGAACACCTAAGACAAGGACAAATCATGCATGGAAAAGATATACAAAAGATTGCATTATATATGAGTGAAAACCAGTGGGATAAGAAAAAGCTTAAAGCTTTAGTTAAAGATTCATTCTATGGCATAGATGCCTTAACTAAAGGATATGGATTAAATACTAAAAAGACCTGGTATGAATGTTTTGATAATGCAGGTTCAAAAAGAATTACTTATATTAGAAAGATGAGAGCTAATGGCGAATCATTAAAAGAAGGTGCAAGAATAAAACTATCTACAATCCATAGTGTTAAAGGGGGTGAAGAAGATAACGTTGTTATTCTTCCAGACTTAACCCACAGCACACAATTATCCTATGAACGTAATAAAGATGATGAGAATAGATTGTTCTACGTTGGCGCAACAAGGACCAAAGAACATTTACATATTATAAGACCAAAAGATGAAAACAAAGCATTTCCAATGGGAACATATGAGTGATGAAATATATAAAAAGCAGGTGGGAGGAAATCATTATAAATCGATGGTCATTCAACCATCAGAATTTATTAACAGAAATAATATTCCATTTGCCGAAGGCAACGCGATAAAATATTTATGTCGCCACAAACAGAAAAATCAGAAAGAAGATTTATTAAAAGCAAAACATTATATTGACATGGCAATTGATAGAGACTATCCTGCAGAAGTGAAAGAAGAAATAAAAGAGAAAAATAATTCTTGGGGAATTGTTAAATGATACAACGCCCTTTATTTGCACCACAAACAGAATGGTTACCACCCGACTCTTTTCCAGATTTATCTAAATATGATGAAATTGCAATTGACTTAGAAACTAAAGATCCTGATTTAATTAAGATGGGATCAGGTAATGTTACACGTCGTGGAGATGTAACAGGTTTTGCTGTCGCTGTTCAAGGTTGGTCTGGTTATTATCCAATTGCTCACGAGGGTGGTGGTAATATGGATCGTAAAAAAGTTTTAAAATGGTTTCAAGGTGTCCTAGCTACATCAGCCACAAAAATATTCCATAACGCCATGTATGACGTTTGTTGGATCAGATCGCTCGGTCTAAGTATTAACGGTCTTATGGTTGACACGATGATTGCATCGGCCCTTGTTGATGAAAATCAAATGCGTTATGACTTAAACAACTGCAGTAAAAGATACACTGGAAAAACAAAAAATGAAA